TAATAAAAAATGTGAGTGACAAATATTTTTTAACATTTATCACTCACATAAAAATAAATTATTCAATAACGTTTAAAATTTCTGTCGTAAGTTTTCTGTAATACATATCCATACCCGCAACGTTTGGATGTATACCATCCTGCAAATAAGATGATGTATTAAATAACGTCATATCTATTTTCCTTGTGTCAATATAAGACACCCCGAAATATTCACAGACTTCAATAATCGCATTGCAGTATGTATCAAGTTCATCAGCGCCATAGTAATTTGTTGTATAACTTGGTAGCATATAGATTATTTTAGCATTTGCGTACACGCTCTGTAATCTACAAAACAACGCTTTTAAAGCATTATAAAACGTTGTATCATCCATTGATGCAATCTGTTCAGCTGTTAAACCACGCGGATTTGTTTTATCAAAAGTTCCAAGCGGTGCGGAAAAATGAATATCATTTGTGCCGAATCCAATAAGGATTACATCCGGGTTTCCTCTTTCGCCTAAGTGATTAATTCTTGCCATAGAACAGCCGTAAATATCAGCACCACTATCTGTACCTGCTTCATAGTTAGTCACCAATGAACCTGCCCATGAATCATTTACAAGCAATTCCAAGTCAAGGCTCTGAATTGTTTTATACCAGTATGTTTCCGTAACATGTTTAATCTGTGAAGCAGGATAGCGACAATGATTCCCGGCATAAGTGTAAGTACCGTCAGCGATTAAATGTCCATCCCCTGCGGTGCTACCACTCCCCGCAAAAGTTGTTATACTGTCGCCAAGAATAGAAATTGTTTTCTTTTTCCATTTATTGTAATTTTTACGGAAGCCGTTTCCCTCTATAATGGTAACTTTATACGTATCGTTTATTGACATTGTACTATTATCAGCCTTCCGGATGCTGACCCTGTACATTTTCGCACCAAGCGGAACAGGAACAGTTAAAAAGTCATGTGTCCAGTTACGATTACTGTTAGTGTCTATCAGATTTGCGCTTGACATTGTTTCTGAGCTCCAGAAAGTACATCGGGCGTCATAACCCTCGCAGTCAATGATAATAATTTTATTTTCATTGCCAATTTCAGAGAATACCGGGCTTGCCTGTGTACAAAATCTTGTATCAGAAGTAGCCACAGAACCACCAGAAACGTTTATCATACCCTCTGTCCAATGGTATTGCGGTTTATAAAAACTCTGCCCAACTTCTTCATATAGCCCATTATATGCAATTTTATTTTCAATTTCAATGACATTGCCAACAATATTAATCTCAATATTCGGTCTATTTGTCGTGCTAATAACACCATCATTGTAATCTGATATTACAACCGCGAAACTGACTGCACCCGTTGGCGGTATCATTTTTCTTGCGTCAGTATGCCAATAAGTAATATCGTCATAGTCTCCCGGCACAACCGTGTATATTGTTTCCGGTTCTAAAGTTCCCTTGTAATCAAAGAAAATTACACGATATTTTGTATTGTCTCCGGGGACAATGTCAATTATTGACTCTTCAGGGAGATCATACCTTGCTTTAAAACATAGGCGGTTTGAAGCGGCGCTCAAAGAAACTCTTTCTGTATTTCCAACAATATTATACATCTGCCAATCAGATGCGGTATTATTAATATTAGTTTCTTCATTGAATGCCGGATATATAGAATTTATTTTCGGTGAAATATCCTCAACTTCTTTTTCAAGAGTCGCAATTTTTCCGATGTAATTTACGGTGATATCAGGTTTGTTTGCAGGTGAAATCGGGTTTTCATCTGCGTATGCTAAAATCAACACATAAGTGATAGCGCCTTCAGGTGGTTCAAAAGTTTTTTCCTCAGTAAACCATGTTCCCTGTTCACCTGTATCAATTGGGTAGTAAGTAGTAGCAGGTTCAACCCGGATAGGTCCTGAATTTGTGAAAAAACCGATACGATACTGGCAATTTACACCCGGCACAATATTGATAGATGTACCCGGGTCATATTCTATTCGCTGTGTAAATGTTAACCTTGTTTCGCTTGTTCCGCTTCTGTACGCATGAGTAGAAGCAGAATACGCTAAATTTCCATTTTGCCAAACAAAATCTTGTACATTTAAGCGTTTAGAATACGTTGTTTCCAACGCTTTAATTTTCTTGCCTGTTACTTCTGCGTCTGCCGCCGCCCCCGCAATGGTTAAGCTACTGTCAACGATTGGCGTCGTTGGCGTAACATGCTCATTCAGCCACTCTGTAACCAAGTCAGGAATAAACGGACTGATTAATTCAGTCAATGTCCCATCTGAAGCAAGATCGTCGAGTTTTTTATTGATTTCTTCCTGTATATTGATATCTGTGAAATAGGTATTTACATATTCTTGTAGTTGATTAAAAGCGGTTAAAAGAGAATCAATATTTGTTGTGGCGTTATTCATATCTGAAATAACATTATTCAGATAAACAACCACCTTGTTTAATAATTCATAATAGCTTAAAGTATCATCGTACACTAAAGGTAATGCAGTTTGGCACCAATACCGGAACGCACCTTGCCCGGTATATCCTAACATCGTTGGTGTAAATGAAGCGGGAGGAAAATCAGGTTTTGCCATAGTTTTATACTCCTTACCATAAACCGAAAAATAAGTTACTTAAATCATTAATTACCATGCGGTCAATGTTTAAAAATGTGTCTCTAAATTCTTTCAGCATAGTGGAATAAGTCTTACCTGGAGATTTACCAAGCACATGCTGAATATAATTTTCGAGCCCTGTGATTTCTGTATTTCCTGTGTTTGTGGTATTTCTTGTTGTGTTTGTTTCTGTTTGTCCTGTTTTGCTTTGAGTTGTGTCAATTGTACCAGTACCGTTTTCCGTTTGGCTTGATAAAGTGTCATTTGTTCCGGTTTCCGTGACAGTCTCATCCTCTGTACCAGAGGAAGTAATATTATTGGTTCTGTTTTCTTCTTTTGCTATTGTTTCAGTGAAATCAGTGACAGTTGATTTTTCTGTTGATATTGTGGTTTGTTCTTCACCGTCAAGAACGTTTGTACCGCTATCGGTTATTGTTCCGGTTGTTGTCGTCGTTCCTGAGTTTGTACCTGTCTGTGTACCCTGTCCGGATTCTGTCTTTTTACGGGCATTTGTCAAATATGCGTTTCCACCCACTGAATCCCAAGCACCTTCTAACCCAACAACACCTCCCTGCGGTGTATCAGAATAGAGATCCCAACTTTCATTAGTTGACGTTGTATTTGTGCTATCACTACCATTTACTGTTACTGTCGTGTTTGGTGTATTTGTGTTATTAACAGTCGTTGTATTATCCGTTGTTTTTGTGATACCCTCGCTATTAAGTTCATGGGTATCCGTTTTTGACGTTGTACCATCGTCATTAGTGGTTTTTCCTGTTTGTGCTTCTGTTCCGGTGGTGTCTTTATCTCTTACAATTCTATTAGTAGTATCATTGTCAACCGTTGTATTTACTACGTTAGAGTCCGTTGTATCAGTGTCAACAACAACGTTTTCAGAATATTCCGTAACGCTTTTACCCGTTTCAGACCCGTGTGCCTCCGTTTCTTCTGTGCTTGAATTATTTCTTTCGTGATCGGTAGTCAAATCTACGTCGTATAAAGGATTAAATTTAATCAATTCTGATTCATACAATTGGTTATAATACGGCATTATCAAATTTAATCTGTTTTGTAAACGTAATTTCCATAGACCAACGGTTTCCTCACATATTTCACGTGTGTAATAATACCGTAAAATTTTAATTTCAAGCGGAAGCCTGTAACTTTCATCAAAAATGGGAAATGAAAAATTAAATATTTTCGGGGCGGATTCTTCCAATATTGATTCAATTGAATTAAAACCCTTGCTTTCTGTTAACCCTGCCTCACTTTCACAGAGGAAACGCAATTCCGTAGTATATTTACTCATTTACATTATCCCCTCTTTCTTCACTATCTGTGTTTTTTTCTCCTTCGTCAAGTTCACCACTATCAAAGTTTTCCGCAAATTCACATGATACATTTAGTCCAAACATATCATTGATTTGTTTACAAGCCTGCTGACGTGCCTTTAATCGGCTTTCCCTGCTTGCCACCGTACCCCCTAAATTTCGTAAAACTTCATCGGTGATTAAACGTTCTTTTTTCTGCGTATTGACATTTGCAATACCTAAATAGGTTAACATTTCATTCCAATATTGCGTTTTTAACTGATAAATTTTATCAGCGATGAAGGGCGCTTGTGTTGAAATAGCTTTTAACACATTAGGATTTAAATTTTTATCGCCGAAAATAAACGGTTCATTCCCATCATATTGCATATATAAGTTTTTCATGGTCAGCCGTTGCGATTCTTCGCATGAAATCAGTATTGGTGTTTTCTGCGCTTTTACATTAACGTCAATAGTGCGGTCAAATTCATATAACCGCTTTGCAGTTTCATATACTTGCGGAACAGAGTTGGTGTGAACTAAGTTATTGAATATAATCACTGAATCTGTGTTATCTAACTTCCTGAAATATCCATTTGTAGCAAATGCTGTTCTTTCCACTGGGATGCGGTAAACATCTAAGCGTCCCCCTATCATAACCTGTAATGTCAAATATCCTAATACTTCGTCATAAAAGAATACACACATTCCGTCCATGAATAAGCATAGTTCAAGAAAACGGGTATCGACTGTTTCGGGTAATCCCTTCCAGTCAAACATACATATTGATAGCTCCGTTAGCCGTTCAATATAATTATGATAACTCAATTCGTTATTGTAAAGGCTTTCCCAAAACTGTCCATTTTTGCGAATACCGTTAACCCTCTTTCGTTTTCTCCCCATAGTTTTTATCACCACCTTAAACACTATTGTCAAGATTGTAATTTCCAACCTCTGTCGGATTATTCCAGAATGTGATACCGTTGTTATAAATAGCACAAATAAATGAAGCGTCGTCTGCGGGTATACTACCTGTTATAGTACACCCCTGTGTTTGTGTGTATGTCCAATGTGGTCTAACGTTTCGGTTAGGTACTTTGTTTCTTTTCGATGCATAACCGTACCTATCAAAATAATCATCAATGATTCTTGCGTATTCTGCTTTGATACTCATTGAATAAAACGAAAATTTTACTCTCCCCATACCCGGATTAAGGGAATCAGTTTGAGTTTGACCATGCATTTGATTGGGCATTGCTTTAATATCTTGAATTTTTGCCAACTGTCTGGCAATATTCGCACCAACTGAAATCAAACCCCCGCCGATTGCTTCACCTACGCTCACATCTTTTTGTTTTGATGCGCTGATAGCCCCTAAAGAAGAATAAACCGCAGAAGTTAAACCAGAAGTTACAAAACTTGCTTTGTTTTGTGCCCACCACGCTTTAAAAGTATCACCGCTCCATGCACATTCAGGAAAATTTGACAGCACCAGCCCATCATCAGGAGCTTCATTCATACCTCTATACATTCTTGGATAACAAATCACGGCGGGAGTTGATATTTTTACACCAAAAATTGTAAATAATGCCGATTGTGAATTGAAATCTTCCCACCTATATTCACCTGTTTGCCCTGAATTGTTTGAAACTAACAAAAAATTAAAGGGATAACAAAAAAGTTTTTTATTCCTCGGTGTATATCCATCTATTGACGTTATGTTTTTATTAATTCCTTTTGCTTGTGATGGTGCCCCATCAATAAAAGCAGGATATTGATATATGCAAATGATTTCATCTTCAAGATAATTTGTAATTGCGGTGTCAATTAAATCTGGTCTGTTTGCGGGAATGGTATCAATAACAAATACAGGTGTGTAAATATTGTTAATAGTTGAACCAGGTACTCTTCCTGTGGCGTCAGTGTCTTTATTAATTAACAAGCACACTCTCATGTCATTCATAGAAAATTCATCATACCCATTCACAACATATTCAGATCCAATTTCTAAATTTTCCTCTATAATATGCTCAAACATCCCATCTGTTGAAGTGTGTTCTCTTTCAACAAAACACTTATCAAGTGTATAATCAAAAAACCATGTCTGCATTACATCAATTTCAAACTCAATCTGGCTTACACGATTATTAATATATTCCACAGACTTTATAAAAGCATAAAACCATTTTGAACCGAAAGCAGAATTGCGAAACATAACATAATTGCAATCATAAAGATTTTCCGCTTGAATATCTACCCGGATATATCCCCGTTGTACTCTTTGGTATGATTGATCGGCTAATGTGTATTTTGCCTTACTGATAAAGTAATTTGCTTGCGCGGATTCTGATGTCCAATAAATTGTGTGGTCATATGTTTTATCCAGAGGGACACTTGCAAGGATATGTATGTCACTGTCCGGTGCTATGTACATATAGTAACCCCTTTCAAAATGAGCGGGTATAAAAAATACCCGCTCTGTGAAAATTAAGAAACAGTAATCGTAGCGCTATCAGACTTGGTTGAGTCCACAACAGATGTAGCTGTTACCGTCAGTGTAGTGTCTGTAACACTATTATCAACACTCAGTTCGCCAAGAACCGAAATTGTAACGCCCTCAGTTTCCGGTGTCACTGTCCAGTCAACAGCCTTGCTTGCGAAATTAGCTGTAACAACGTTAGCCGAAAGTAAAATAGTCTGACCCGGACTAATTGTCGCCGTCTCAGGAGAAACAGAAACGGAAGTTACGGATGGTACACCCGGAACGAAAACGCTTGCATTGGCAAACGGTGATACAGAGAATGTTTTCCAAGTGTGATACCAGTAGTTCCAGTAAAGCCCCTCGCCGTTATACTGCTCGGTAAAGTTTAACATGTTATCGAATACCATAAACCACTGCCGATCAACCAGTACAGCGGGGATTGCTTTCAGCGCTGTCAATTCAGCATTTGTGAGTGGCTCATAGTTTGGATCATTTGCAAACAGGAGATTTAAACGCTCTGTGTCAAGTTCGCCGAACGAATCAATTAGTACCCGATGACCAATAAATGAAGCTCTGTCCATATTAAAAGCGGACGCTAATACCTCCACATCCATTGTAGCATCGAAATTAGAATCAATGATGAAATACTGATCGTCTTTTGGGGAATATGTGGCAACACCTGCCACATTATATTTACTGGACATAAACTCATAATTATTGGAAACGCCCTTTACCGTGCCAACAATCGACTTCATGTTCTGCTCTGATACCGTAGGGATCTGGACGGCGTTCAACCTGCCGTTGAGAATATTTTTTGCTACCATGTATTTCATAGTCTGGAATTCATCGTAGTTTGCCCCTGTGTACATGGCTTCGACAATTTTAGAAATGAGATCGGTAATACCGTCCCACGAAAGGAAAGCCTGTCTAAGCTGTTCATTCTGAATTGTTGCTTTATAAAATTTCTGATAATTAAGAATATGGAAAGCTGCTCTAACGTCGGGGATTTCACGGGCAAAAACTCTTGACTCTGCCACGGCGGGATCATATTCAAACGGCTTTGCGATGTTCACGAAAATTTCTTCTACGGTTTCTCCAAACTCAAGGAGTCCCTTCTTAAATACTGACCACGGGTTATCATAGGATTTTGAAGTAATCAAAACCCTTCCAATGCGGTTAACCAGAGCGGACAAAAATTCATTCTGCAATGCAGGATAATCCATAATGATAGCGCCAATTTCACGGATGCTTTCAACGTCCTGTCTTGCAGGCGGGATGTAATCTCTGTAATTGGCAGAAGCATTGTTTCTGATAGCATTCAGAATGTCAACACTTGACGCTGTTAATTTTCTGTTTTCTGGAATAGTAGGCATAATTATTTTCCCTCACTTTCATCAAAAAGGTCTTCAATTTCGACCTCTTCCGGTGCTATTTCTTCGGTGTCATCGGTTTCATCAATGTCAATCTGACTATGTCCGGTTAAAAATCTGTGTTTGTAACGTTTCTTCCACGTTTCATCCAGTTCTTTATAACGGCGCTCCCAGTCCTCAGAATCACCAGTTCTACGCTCATAATCCTCGATTGTATCAGTCATATCCTCAAGGAAACTAATACCCTCATCTGAGGAATCCTCCCCAATGTAGGCATGTACACGATTAATAAATTCATCTTTTTTTAATACAGCCATTCAAATACATCCTTTCATAACTTATACCATAAATACATCCAAAGCTTAAATGCTTCATTCAGGGTTTTAAATGACCCTGTAGCAGAATCTATTTCTTCATCGGCATTTATATTGTATAGGGTTATTTTGTAATAGTATTTTCTATTTTTTCGTAGTCTTATTAAGTAAAATATTTTTTCAATTATTTCTGTAATATTATTGGTGTTTACTGTTATTTCTTGCCTATTTATTGGTGAAGTAATTGGGCTATTGCTATAATCTAAATACAATTTATAATCATCTGTTCTTCCGCCTAACTCGTTAACTTCTACGCCAACAACAACATCTGCTGATTTCATCGTAATGTTTTCAACATAATGATAACCAATTTTACTATAATCCTGAAAAGTTGTAAAGGATGAATAAAACCTAACAAAATCACTTGTGTTATTATTACGTAAAAATCCCATTAATTGATATGTCGTGTTTGTTTTTAAATTAGACACATCAAAAAATGCCGTCTGATTTAATGAGGGTGACCCTTCCCACCTTAAAAAATTGGCTTCGGGCGAAAAAGCAGAAGCACCACCAGTATCATAGTACATAAAAGCACTGTAATTTCCGCCGGGGTCCAGAGTAACATCCATTTCGATCTCACACGTTGTTGTCGTTGGGTATGCTCTGATTGCGTCAATATTCATAACATGTTACTCACGATTTCCTGTACTAAGCCGTAGTCAATTCCCATGTCACGCATTTTATTTTTACGTTCTTCTCCGTTACCATATTTGCCGTTGATAATATCTTTAGCCACTGTTGAATATTTATTCCAAAATTCATTTTTTATATCATCCACTGACTTTTTAACCGGAATAGGTTTTGTAAACTTATTTTTGTT